TATTTACTGACATTAGAGCAATTAAAGGTGTTAGAAATTTCAAATTAAATAAATCTGTAGAGAAAAAAACTGTATAAAATGAACAAAGAATTTTTAAGAATGCAGCAATTAGCTGGTTTAATTACTGAAAGTAAATATAAACAAAATATAGAAGAAGAAACTCAAGATCCTGAAGCATTAAAAGATGCTGAAGCTGGGTTAAAAGCAGCCCTAAACACCCTAAAATCAGGTGTTAATACAATTAAACCTTCTCCTCAAGATAAAGAACTTAAAGAAAGTATAGCACTTACTGTTGGATTAATAGCTGGAGCACCAGGACTATTAAACTTACTAGGTAAAGCAGTAAATGGAGTATCATCATTATTTCAAAAAGATGGTAAAGAAGGCACAGTTGTTGGTAATGCTCTTAAAAAATGGGGTCATGCTTTAGAAGAATCATATTTAGGAATTATAGGAGCTATGTTAGTGAAAGCATTCCCAACAGCATATGAAGGACAAGATGTACATGATAAAACTACCCCACTATATGATGCTGCTCATACTATATATGCTAGTATATTAGCAGCAGCCGCTGTAACAAGCGGAATGGGTGCTTTAGAAGCACATAATGTTATAGCAACAGGTTTAGAAGGAGGACTAGCCGCTTTCAAATCAGCAGAAGTAGTAGATTTAGCTAAAAAAATAGCAGCAGCATAAAATATAATATAATGAATAAAGAATTTTTAAAAATGCAAAAATTGGCAGGTGTAATTACCGAAAGCCAATACAATAAACTCTCAGAAGAAATTAAAACAACTTCAGAGTATACTAAATTTTACAATAGTATCATTAACACTATATCAGCAGCTAAAACTAATATTAAAGCCGCTGAAGAGTCTCTAAATGATGATGACAAATACGAACCAACTAAACCAGAACATGTTGAACTAGCTAAAAAAAGTTTAGAAACATTAGAATCATATGTTGAATATTTAGAAGATTTAGATATTGACACAGCTGAAGAACTTGAAAGAACTTGGGACAGTTTAGATAAAGAAAAAATTAAATCTACTATAAACTTAATAAACCAAGAAAAAATAAATTTAGATAAACATATTAAAAATGCTGATATAACTTTTAAATTTTAACAAAGTATATATATTTATAATAAAATACAAACAATAATGGAAATTAACAGACTACGTTCAATTATAAGAGAATCAATTAGTAACAATCTTAAAGAAATTGAAGATGTTGCGGAAAATGCTGCTATGGAAGCTAAATTAAATGCTTACACTGAAGCTATTGAAAAAGTAAACAAGAAAATTGAAATGGCTGAAAGCCTTGAAGAAATGAAAGAATTAGTAGATCCTACTAAATTAAATGAACTTAAAAAACATTTAAAAACTCTTGAAAAATCTAAAGAAAAATTAGAAAAAGTTAAAACCAAGAAAAACAAAGGCAAAGAAGTAGTAACTGATGAACCAATGGATGAATCATATGTTGAAGAAATGGATATGGATAAAAATGCTATAGTTCCTGAAATGGATTATACAATGGAAGAAGAAGAAGCAATAAATGAGTCATTCCTTAAAATGCAAAAATTAGCTGGTGTAATTACTGAAACTCAATATAATCAAAAAAAAAGCTTAATTAAAGAAAATAAAACTTTATCATCTGAAGAACAAGAAACTTTAGATTTTATTTTAGGTGGAGAAAATCTTGAAGAAGGTGTTTCTCAAATATTAGATAAAATTAAGTCTGTAGCTAGAAGAGGAATGCTAACACTTGGTATAGCTGCTTCATTACTAAATGCTGTACCTGCTAGTGCTAAAGCAGATGTATTAACTACTATTGAAACAGCTGCGCCAGAACTTGATCTTAGTACTATTAAAACAGCTGATTACTCAAAAGCATCTTCCGAAATGTCTAAAGAAGATCCAATATTAGTAACATTAACTACTAGTTTAAAATCAACTAACCCATATGTTATAAAATCTAAAACATATGGAGATAACATCCCATTTGCTTCATTTAATTGGGGAGCTAACGCTGGAAAACAAAACGCTACAGTAGGATTATCTGTATCAAAAGATAGTAATAAAGATGAAATAGTAATTAGTATATCTAAAGTTCCTGGAAAAAGTACAAAAGGATATGAAGCAATGGTGACAGCAGCTAAATCATTAGGAGGAAAAATAGACTCAGGATCATCTAGCACTACAATCAAAATCCCAGGATCAAATTCAAATGATGTTGCTAACTTTATAAAAGCCAATATTAGTAACATTAACTTATAATTTATAGACAGATTCATAGCCTGTCGATTTAACAAAATTACTAAGGAGCTGTGGCCCACCCAAAAGGTGGGCCACCTTAGTTTGGCTTTTAAAATAAATTTATTATATTAATATTATATGAATAAGAAAATAGTAATTATAGGTGCGGGAGTAGCGGGTATAAACGCAGCTACTAAGTTAGTTGATAACGGCTACCCAGGTGAATTAATCACCATTATAGACAAAGGAAATGACCCACATAATCGTTTACCTGAAGAGGTAATGACAGGTATGTTAGGCGCTGGTGGATGGTCAGATGGTAAATTAACATACCATACAGCCATCGGAGGTGTACTATCAAAGTATTGTGGTGAAGAGAAAGCAATGGAATTGATGGATCAAGTTATTAGTAACTTTAGACGTTTTCACCCTAAACCAGAAGAAATATTTTGCTCTGATCCACAAGCAGAACCTGATTTTATTAAACCATATTTTGGACTACGTTTATTCCCAGTATGGCATATTGGTTCAAATTATCTACATGAAATTGCTAAAACATGGTACTCATATTTAGTTGATAAAGGTGTAAAATTTAAATGGAATACTGAAGTATCATCTATTGATTTTAAAACTGAGTATATTGATATTAAGGATAGTTTAGAAGTAATATCATATGATGAATTAATATTTGCAGTAGGTAAATCAGGCATTGATTTTGGTAAACAATTAGCGGATGACTACAACTTACCCACAGAACCTAAATCAGTACAAATTGGAGTACGTTTTGAAGCACCACAAAAATACTTCCAAAAATTAATTGATATTAGTTATGATTTTAAACTATATCAAAAGTTTAATAATGTATCATTACGTTCGTTTTGTACTAACAATAATGCAGCTTATGTAGCAGTAGAAAAGACATATGGTGATATTAGTTATAATGGTCATGCTAAAAAAGGTGAGGAATTTAGAAATGATATGACTAACTTTGGTATTTTAATGGAAATTAAAGGTATTGAAAATCCATTTGAATGGTCAAGAGAAGTAGTAAGTAAATTACAATTTAGAAACATTGGATTATACTACAGTCCATCTCGCACACCATCAAAAACATCTGAAAATGAAAGTATTAACACAGTTCAAGTTGGTAATCTAAATCAATTTAAAGAAGTGATGGGTGAATACGCTGACTACATTATTAACTTTATTGACCAAATGAATAAAGTATTTGAGTTTAAGAATGATTGGGGAATGTATATACCTGAAGTTAAGTATTTAAGTCCTGAACCGTTAGTTGACTATAAAAACTTAGCATTAATTAATTATCCTAATGTACATTTTGTAGGAGATGCTTTATCTGCTCGTGGAATTACAGTTAGTGGAGCTCAAGGAATATATGTAGCTGAGTCGCTTTTATAAAGACTACACATAACATTTGACATGAAGGGTTTGGCTTTGCCGAACCCTTTTGTTATATTTAGCTATAATTACAAATACTTATGGCGAATTTACAAGAAGACCTATCAAGAATAGGCAAGCAATTAATGTTTAGTGAACCATTCTACGGTATATTCATGTCAACTCTTAATAAAGTTGTAAGAAAAGATTTACCTACTGCTGGAGTTTCTAAAAATAACATTAATTATCAACTAGCTATTAATGAGGAATTTTGGAACTCATTAGATAATGACAAAAAGAAGATAGGTCTATTAAAACATGAACTACTTCACATATGTTTTAACCACTTAGAAGATAGAGAGTGGTTTCCTAATCATGAATTACATAATATAGCCGCGGATTTAGAAATTAATCAATATCTAACACCAGAGTACTATCCAATGGATGGTATTATATTATTATCGTCATTTCCCGAGTTAAATTTACCTGAAAAAGCTGGTACTAAAGTGTATTACGGGTTATTACAACAAGCATTAGATAAAGGTACAAGTCCATCACTACAAAAATTAATGGATGGATTAACAGAAATGAATGGAGGTGGAGGATTACATCCAACATGGAAAGAATTTGATGGGATGAGTGAAGCTGATGCTAAATTAGCTAAAGCACAAATTGAACACCAAATTAAAGACATTGTTAATTCACAAAATGATAAAGGTAGAGGATTTATACCCGCAGAATTACAAAGTTGGATTGATAATATGTTTGAAGAATCAGAACCTTCATATGATTGGAAGTCATATTTTAGACGATTCTGTGGTACATCATCAAAAACATATACTAAAAAAACAAGACGTAAGCTAAATAAACGTTTCCAAGAAAATCCAGCATTAAAAATCAAAACTAAAAAGAAAATATTAGTAGGAGTCGACACATCAGGCTCAGTTGGTGATAAAGATTTAATTGAGTTCTTTAATGAAATTAATCACATGCATAAAACTGGTGTATCAATTACTATAGCTGAAGGAGATGCTGATATCCATAATGTATATGAATATAAAGGTGATATGCCTGATAAAATAACAGGTAGAGGTGGTACTGATATGAATCCATTTATTACATATTTTAACGAGCATAGGGAGTTTAACAGCCTAATCATATTAACTGATGGCTATATAGGTGAAAATAAAGTTAAGACATTTAAACCAATGATGATGGTTATATGTTCAAATGGTGATAGTATAGAAACAGTAAAAGAAAACGGATGGGGCCACACAATCAAGATAAGTTTGGCTTCTTAAAATACAAATGTTATATTTAATTAAAATAAATAAAGGTTATGGCAAAACAAAAAACAAAACACACTGAAGTGTCTCTAAACATTAAAGAGGCAAAACAATTCTTAAAACACATTATAAATAACAATCGTTATTTACAATCAAATGGTAAGTTACCTGTAGCCGTTGAGGTAGTTGGTGACTCAGGTATTGGTAAAACATCAACAATTTTACAATTAGCCAAAGAAACGGATCTAAACTTTGTTAAGTTGAACTTAGCTCAAATTGAGGAGCTAGGTGACTTAGTAGGTTTTCCAATTCGTCAATTTGAAGTATGTAAAACTGATAATGACTGTCTATGGATTGATGAACACGCAGTAGAAGAGTATACTAAACAAGGTTACAAATTTACAGGTCTAAATCGTATGAGTTACTGTCCACCTGAATGGATTAGTGGCAAAACTAATGGAGGTATCTTATTATTAGATGACTGGAATCGCGCTGATGTTAGGTTTATTCAAGCTGTTATGGAGTTAATTGATAGACAACAATATATTAGTTGGACATTACCTAAAGATTGGCATATTATATTAACAAGTAATCCTGATAACGGAGACTATTTAGTTAATAGTATTGATAACGCCCAAAAAACACGATTTATTACAGTTAATCTTAAATTTGATATTAATTGTTGGAGTGAGTGGGCTGAAGATGCTACAGTAGATAGTAGATGTATTAACTTCTTACTTAAACACCCAGAATTAGTATCTACAAATACTAACTCAAGAAGTATTACTACATTCTTTAATTCAATCTCATCATTAAATTCATTTGATAGTGAGTTAGGTTTAATTCAAATGATTGGTGAGGGTAGTGTTGGATCTGAGTTCACAACTATGTTCACAATGTTTATTAATAATAAATTAGATAAGATTATCTCACCAGAAACTATTATGACTCATGATAGTGAGGAGTATGTTTTAAATACTTTAAAAGGTATTATTGGTAAGGGCGATAAATATAGAGCAGATTTAGCATCAATTTTATCAACTCGTATTGTTAACTTTAGCTCATATTATGCTAAAAATAATAAAGTTGAAAAACCGTATATTGATCGTTTAGCGTTTTTAATGAATGAAGATTTGTTTGCTATGGATTTAAAATACAAAATTGTAAAAACAATTTATAATAACAACCCATCAGCTTTCAAATCATTAATGTTAAATAAAACTTTAATTCAATTTTTAACTAAGTAATTATGAAAAATCAAAATATAGGACATTTAACTACTGTTTTTTCTGGCCATCCTCACCGTATTGAAATGTTTAGTGTAGGTTACCAATTAGTAGGAGGAATTATACCAGAAGATTATCAAAATAAAATTAAAAGTTTTTTAAATGGAATAAAAGATAATAAATTAACTGACAACAGCATAGTATATGTTACTCCATTATCTGAATTACCATCATATAAGCTTAAAAATTATATTGAGGAAAATAAATTAAATATAACTACCGCTCGTAAACTTGAAAAGTTAGATACTTTGGTTATTAATAAAGAATTTATTGAAAATAATTATCTTAATATCACAGTATGGGATCGAAATTCAAATACATATTTAACTAATTATATAACTGATTATTTGGTATTCCCAATAGATGTTTTAACAAAAGATCCTAAATTTAAAAAACATATCAACCCACATAAGAATAAATGGAATGATATAACTATAAAAGGAAAAAAACATATTACTCATTATTGTGTATCAATAGATGAATATAATATTATATGCACTAAAATTCCTCAATTCCAAACTATTAAAGATAAAGCTACAATACATAGAGGAATTAGGCTTGAAGGTTCACATGGTTCTAAAAAAGCATTTGATAATTTAGAGTTTTACATTGATTTATTAGATAATGTTAAAAAACATAATTTAAAAGTTGTATTTGATTCAAGTGTAAATGAAGATATTAATAAAGGATTAGTTATTGATTTTGATATATTCCAAAACTTATATGGAATGTTAAAAAGTACTGATACTGGTAATTGGGAGGTAGCAAAAGAAATTATAGCTAACTGTGAGTTTGAAGCATCAAAACCTTATATTATAGCTTTATATAATATGTTTATGGATTTACGTAAAACAAGTCCTAATAAAAACTATAATTTAGTTAAAAAAGTATTAGATACTAAAAAATTAGGTATAAGAATACAATATAGAGGATATGTTCCGGCATTTGAATCATTATTAACTCACTTTAGTGCTAAGTGTCCTGAGTTAATTCCACAACTAATGCCTTGTTTAATTTATCGTATAAACGACTTAGCTAAAAAAGAAGTAATTAAAGAGATAATACTCGCCTAATATTTATACGTAAACAATATTAATGGCTAAAGTAGTACTTTTAAGTTGTACCAAATCAAAGACCAAACATGCAGCTCCAGCACAGGAGCTGTATTCTGCTTCCCCAATGTTCCAAAAGACATTAGAGTATGGTAAATCACTCAAACCAGATAAAATGTATATCTTATCTGCTAAACATCATTTGGTTCCTTTAACTAAGACATTGGAACCTTATGATAAAACTCTTAAGGAAATGCCTAAAGATGAGAAAGAAAAATGGGGTGAAGAAACAGTTAAGCAAATGAAATCATCAGGCATTAATCCTGAAAAAGATACATTTATATTTTTAACAGGAAGTGAATATATGAAGCCATTAGCCAAATACATCCCAGATAGTAATATAGAAAAACCAATGGAAGGTAAACGTTTTGGAGAGCGTTTAAAGTGGTTAAATTCACAAGTACAAAAATTAACTGAAGCATTTAAACGTTTAAAAAATCTTATATATGAAAGTCTCAAAAAATAAACTAAACGAATATATTCAATTATACTTAAATGACTTAGAAGACTATGGTGATAGTCAAGCTGATTTACTAATAGCTGAGTCAACATTAAATACATTCAAGTTATTACTAGTTGAATCTAATCAAGATGTCCCAACTATATTGCGTGAAGCTATAACAAAGTCAGAACACGAACAACGTGAAGTGTTTGAAGATTTCTTAGATTATTTGGAAAATATATAACACTTGTTTGGCTATTGGGGATAGAGATGTTATATTTAATAAATAAATTAATAACATGAAAGAAGTAAAACCATTAGTTGTAGACGAAACATTACAAACAAAAAAATTCACATCACCTGACGGTACAGTACGTCATATCAAAGATGGTAAGTTACATAACTGGGAAGGACCAGCGTTAATTACACCAGAAGGTAAAGAAGAATATTATATTAATGGTGTTCAACATACTAAAGATAGTCATAAGAAGGCTAGAAAAGATGGAGTTGGATTACCATGGTATAAATCAGGTGTAGCTAAACAAAGATTTTAATATGAAGATAGGATTCACAGGAACAATGAGTGTAGGTAAATCTACACTAGTAAATGCATTAAAGGAATTACCTGAATTTAAAGATTATTATTTTGCTACTGAACGTAGTAAGTATTTACGTGATTTAGGTATTCCATTAAATACTGATAGTACATTAAAAGGACAAACAATATTCCTAGCTGAGCGTTGTTCTGAGTTAATGAGAGAAAATGTTATTACTGATAGAACAATTATTGATGTAATGTCATTTGCTAAATGTGCTCAATCAATTGATAGTGATGATAAGTTAGCATTTACTAAATATGCTGCTCCATTAATTTGGGAATATGATTATATATTCTATGTATCACCTGTTGGAGTTGACATTGAAGATAATGGAGTTAGAACAACTGATGCTGATTATCGTAAGTTAATTGATATAACTATTAAAGGTACTATAAGTGAAAATTTAAATAAAATTAAAAGTTTAGCATTTATATCAGGTACTACTGAGGAAAGAATTAAACAAGTTAAATCTTGTCTAGGTTTTTGATATTTATATACAAAAACTAAACACAATGAAATTATCTGAATTAAAAAAGTATATTGAAGAAAATATTGTTGAAATTTTAGGCGAAGCCGGTTTATATACTTTAAAAAACCAAGCTGATGCATCTAAGGGACTAGCTCAAACTATTGACCCAGATGAAGCTACTGAAAAATCTCCTCAATTCCAACAAAAATATAAAAAAGTAGCTGAAGCTAAAGATGAAGATGAAGAAGTAGAAGATACTTATGATAAAGAAGATGAAGACGATAAAAAAGACGCTAAAATAAAAGATGCAAAACCTACTAAATCTGATCTTAAAAAGAATGCTAGTATAGCTACTATAACAGATGCATTAGCTAAAGCAAAAAAAGAATTTAAAGAAATTACTGAAAAATATAAAAAAGCAGAAGGTAAAGAAAAAGCTGAGTTTTTAGCTAAATTGAAAGATTTAACACCAAAGATACAAACATTAAAAAAAGCTTTAGAAAAAAAAGCAGAAGCTCTTAAATAAGCTAACAAATAATGGTTATTTATGAGTCAAGACAATACATGCCCATCTCGCAAGAGGTGGGCATATTTATAATAAATGGTTGGAATCTATAAAATATTATCCCCTACTAATAAAATTTATATTGGGCAAAGTATTGATATCAAAAGACGTTTTAAAGAATATAAAACTTTTCAATGTAAACAACAACCTAAAATATATAACTCACTTAAAAAATATGGTCCTGAAAATCATGTATTTGAAATAATAGAAGAGTGTAGTTTAGAACAATTAAATGAAAAAGAATTATATTGGAAAATATATTATAATTCTATAAATGAAGGTCTTAACTGTGAATTATATGATAATGGAATAGGACCTAGATCTGAAGTCACTAAACAAAAAATAAGTTTAGCTTTAAAAGGAAATAAACATAATTTAGGAAAAAAACGTTCTGATAAAACAAAAAAGAAACAATCCGAAATAGCTAAATCCCAACCCTGGAGAAAAAATATTGGCCAAAAACAAAAAGGAAAAAGTAAACACTCTGACCAACATATAAATAAAATGTTAAAAAGAATTATAGACAGTAACACAGGAATTATATACAACAGTTGTACAGAAGCTAGTTTAATATTAAATATATCTCCATCACTGATTAGTAATTCTTTAAAAAAAATATACAAAAAATCAAAATGGAACTTTAATTATTATGAGTGATAATATTGATATAAAACAAATAATTAGAGATGAGTATGTTCTCTGTTCAAGAAACCCGGCGCACTTTATGCGTAAATACTGCTATATCCAACACCCACAACGTGGTAGAGTATTATTTAACTTATACCCATTCCAAGATAAAGTACTTAACTTA